AATAAATTAGTTGTTTGACCTGCAGCAATTGGCAATGCAATTAATGTAGATAGTTTAGCATCTTTCATATAAGCTAAATCTGGAGATTGATAAGAATTATCATGCTCTATATTGATATAATCATATGTTTTAGGTGTAGTAGAATCTAATGTCATCCAATCTGTCATTCCTGTAGGAACTGGAAAATGTGTATAATTAGTTATACCATCATAAGCTTTTGCTTTTTTCATTAGGTCTCTTACTTGTTTCCAAGAACCATTACCTTTAACTGGTGTATTATAAGATACAGCAGATGTTCCCCAATTTCCAGAATCAAGAAATACTTCAAATCGTACTTGTTTATAATCATCAATTCCATTTAATGTAAACGAGATTACCTGGCTTGTTAGTATCATTGTAGTTGATCCACTTCCAGTTACTCTTGAATTTGAATTTGCAGCAATTGACGTTCTGAAAGAATCATATAGTGTTTCTAATGTTATACTTGTTGCAACATATCTATATTGTTCTCTAAACTGTGCCATTTCTGTTTCGTTTTCCATATCTGTATATACAATTGTAAATGTATATTCAGTACCGACAACTGGTGTTAATCCTGCTGAGACAGTAGCTATTTCTTCAGTAGGTGCTACATAAGATGTTCCTAAAAAGGTTCTTACCTTCGCTCCTTCAATTGGAAGTGAATAATAAATTTCTCTACGTTCATCTCCGTTTGGGTTATCCCAAGTTTCGTCTGTTCCGACTCCTATATAAATGATATCACTATCGGAGATAGTTGATCCACTTACAAGCAATTCTTTATTTTTATCGAGTACAACTACTTCACCTTCTACAAGGTCAGAGGCTGCTCCATGAGAGCCTAGTGTGACAGAAGACGTTCTGCTTATATCTTTACCTACTATTACTTTATTTACTCTATTAATCATTTTATTTAATTTTTATTATTATCATTATTATTGTTTATAAACCTATCTGTAATCAATTCAATACAAACCCTTACAATCTCAGGGTGAGAATATTCAGGTAAATCCGTGTTTGTATCATAATCAACTTCATTTGGTTTCTTTATGTAATCTACTTTATAATTTGTTATTGTATAATTACCGTCTGTTATTAAATCAACATTACCATCTTTAAATACTCTTAATGGTTTTGCTTTTCCATTCTTTAATAAATAATCTCCATATGGATTTCCTTTATCAAATTCTATTTTATTTTCATTACTCTCACTTACTCCAACTGTTTTTGTTGGTATAGCTCCAGCAGATATTGCATCTTGTGTATATGTATATGTTACATTTTCCCTAACAATAAACCATAAGGTTTCAGTTGTATCACTTAAATCAACAGTAAAGACTGAATTATCTATCGTTGTTGGAGTTAAATTATTAGTTTTCACTAATGGAGATAATAGTGTTGTTATCTCTCTTGTTTCTTCAAATACTTTATAATGTTCTAACGATATTATATGAATTGATCTATTTAACCAATATAATATATCTCTAGTTACCATAAACGGAACGCCTTTATATTGAAGCATTTCTATATTAACTGCATCAAGCATTTCTAATGTAGTCATTCTTTTATTTTATTTATAATGTACTTTATTGAGGTTGTGTTTTTTCTATATCTTTTTCTGCAAAAACAACTGCTAAATCTATAATCTTTCTATGAAGTCTTTCATTTAAATCACAATCAGTTGAATCTTCTAAAGAAATTCTAGTTGGGATTTTAATATATTCAATATAAAACCCAGATGTGGCATTAGTATAATAATCTACCAAAAGAACTATTCTTGTTGTATTTTCCTCAAAAAAAATAACAGGATTCTTAAATGTCGGTCTATTATATGAATTAACTGCATATGCATCCGCAATATTAGAAGATATTTCATTATTTAAAATATATTCTGCAGTAGTAATTGTTGGAAAACTTGTTCTCGTAACCTGCGTATAAGAATTAACATGATATAAAAAATCTGTTATACTACTTATATCAACATAATATCCATTAGGAAATCTTGCACTAGGTTGATAAGATGTTAGTGGGTATTCTAGTCTCCACACTTTCCATAATTCATTAATCTCTGTTAACGCACCAGCTCCGTAAAGTTGTTCCGTTATGACATCCTGAGCCCTGTTTAGGAAAATATCTATTTCTTCTGGTAAAAAATCTGCATATTCAAGGCTATCTGATTTATCAATTCTGACCTTGAATTCTATGTGCATATTTTCTACATTCATTTTTTATTTATTCAAGTTGTTTTAGTATCGCAATTTTAATATCTTGGTGTTTATTATTATCTAATTTGGCTATTACTTCTTCTACACCCATACCTAAATCTTCGGTACCATAAGTATAACGCATTCCAGCTCTTCTAATAATATTTTTTATTAAAGCTTTTTCTATCATTACTTGAGTACCCCTACTTTTATTATCAATCCATATAGTTTTAAATTTTATAGGATCTGCTTTAGCTAACTCACGTAATTTCTTCTTAGCAACACTTTCTAATGTTGCATCAGCATTAACACCATAAAGTCTAAGAGCATCTCTTAAATCATCTGGAGACATTTTACTTAAACACGTATAAACCTCTTGTTCTATATCAAAGATAAGATTTTCTTTTTGTGCTACAGCATCTTCATCAATTATCATTGCATAAGCTCCAGCATTTGGTTCTGTTGCTGATTTCTTAACCTTCATATGGTTTTTAATAAAATAATATCTCAGGTTATCAAAAGGATCAGATGTATCAAGTATAAGATCTTCTTCAGTCAATCTTATAAAAAAGGTATCCCAAAAAATAGAATTAGTATTTAGATCAGTGTGTAACTGTTCTGCTAATTTTTCTTTTACTTTCTCATCTTCTTTTTCATTTAATCCAGTATACCTTTGTCCGTTTCTCAACAAATAAGGTTGTAAATCTAAATGGCAATTCTTGTACCTAGTAACTCCTGCCCACGAGCTAATATTTAAAGGGCGTATTACAATTTTCATATTTAAAAGATTTAATAAAGAGGGTTAAAATATATTCAACCCCCTTTTGAATAAAACAAATACTAACTAAAAATTATTCAACTAACATACTCAACATACCAGAAGTTGTAGGATCTTTTAACATGTAACCCTGTTCTGATAAGAAGTGAACACTATATCCATCTTTAGCTGATGAACGAAGTGTTTTTATAGATGTAGCAAAATCTTGACCTGGAGCGATTGAACCGCCTGTATACCACATAAGATTTTCACTACCTTTTTTGATTACCTTTTGAAGATTTGATTCACCATCACTCATTCCGTAGTCAATAAATAGCATATCATAAGATGATGCTGGACGACCAGTTGTAGGATGTTTTTGTCTGTTATAGACTGTATTATCAAACCAAGGAAAGTGTTTCAATGTCAACTCAATACCGTTAAGCATTTTATAAGTTGTAAATTGACCTCCAAGTGTAAGTTCTTGGCCACTACCTGTAATAAATTTAGTATCAATAAGATTATACGCAGATGCCTTTGCTTTAAGAACTCTATCAAGTTCTTTCATTGCCATCTCACCACATAAAGCTACAAATTTACGTTCTCCTTTACCTAGCTTGTTATAAGAAAGGTCAAATAAGAAATCTTCAAGTAGATCTGCTGTAAGTGTCGTATAGTTTGATTTATTAGATGGAGAAATTTGTTCCATTATACCAGCTCCTATATAAACAGGTCGTCCTGTAGATCCAACCATTTTTACGGTTCCATTTGGACGTGCATTGTATTTAGAATAAACTCCATATCTATCAATAGTCTGATACCATTGACGTAAAGCTTTCCAGTCCTGATAATCAGTCCACATATTTGAGACTTTACCTGATTCTGGGTTTTTATAAGCTATGATAAGTTTGTCAGTAGCAGCACTTCTTGTTACATCATAAGACAGTCTCATAGTTGTAAGCTGATTTCTCAACTTAAACGGAGCTGCATAATTTACAATGTCGGCTTCTTCTGAACCTTCTTCATAAGCTGATCCTTCACGACTTACTTTTTTACCATCGTTAAAAAGATCATAGGGTATGTATGACTCTGGATTACCATCAGCCATAACTACAGTATACATAGTAAGATCACCATCTTCTTGTCCTACACCCTGAACTCTAACTTGATATTCTCTCTTATCAAATGCTAGAATAGCTCCAGGTCCAAACCATTTTTTGGTTAACCATATACTTATTGTTGAGTTATTAAGACCAGGGTAATCTGTAGATGCAATAGTTGAACCATTCCATTCTGCTTTTACAATTGGAATTGCTTCATCTTGATCTATTTCTACTGCCCATTCGTATTCTCTGTTGTCAACTTCCAGTGTTTTTGTTCTTCCCATTCCTCGTGTAAGGAAATCAAGAACATTATAAGATTCGCCTTGGTATCCTCCAAAGATCTGAGACAACACTGTAGTCGTTTCAAAGGGTTTTGTTAATAATAGATTCGCAAGCATATTTTGATCAGCTAACCCTGAAGCTGTCTTTTTTCTATAAAGTTGCAAACCGTTTAAAATACTATTATTCATTGTTTGTTTATTAAATTATTATCCTGTTATTGTTTTTGATATTTTTTCAAAATCTTCAAATCCTCCTGAACCCCCAGAAGGCGATGCACTATCTTTTTTATTTTTCTTTCTTGATCTAATATCTTTTTGTTTCTGTTTAAAATCTGCAACAGCCGAAGTTGTAGCTGATTTCTTTAATTTACTTTTAATACTTTCTTTGTTTTGGTAAAAATATCCAGTTGTTATAAGATAGTCAATCGGATTTTTCTCATAATCTTTTTGAAGTTGTGTTTTCCCATTTTTATCTTTAGTAAATAAATATGGTAATAAGAGTTCTTTTTCCTTTTTTGAAATTGGAACTCCGCCAATATCTTTTATCTCTGATATTTTTGAAACAGTAGAATCTACAAATGTTTGTTGATCTTTTACGCTCTGTTCTTTTTCTTTGGCTTTAAGTGATGTTTTTGTATTAATATCTTTATCTCTAATTTCTTTCAATTCTTCTAAAGCATCATTACCTTCTTCTTCTAACTCATCATCTAATTCATATTTTTCTATTAGACGATCAATCTTTTTATCCTTAAACCCTCTACTCTTTAATAATTCTTTTACAAGTCTTTTAGATGTATCTACGTTTTTTGTATCTGCTTTATCGTAATCAATACCACTATAACTATCTTCTAAAAACTCATATGGATCTCCACCATCTTTAACATATTTATCAAACTTCTCTACTATATCATTTGAATATGATGGCTTAGAGTTGTCTTCAATTATATCAGACATGTATTTTAATAGTTCTTGTATTGATTTTGGACTCTTTTCTTCATCAAAGTCCCATCCAAGTTCTTTATTAAAAAGCTCCACGAATGGTGCTACCATCTCTACTTCCGATACATCGTCAGTTTCATCATCCTTAGTATCATCTTTTTCTTCAGGTTCATCATCATCTTCTTCAGATGTAGCTTCTTCCTCTGGTGTTTCTTCTTTAGTTTCTTCGGTTTCTTCATCCTTTTCCTCTTCTTCTTCGGTTTCTTCAACCTCATCTTCTATAGGAACTTCATTTTCTTCACCAATATTTGATGATATTTGATTTGAAATGAAACTAAATCCATCAAAATTATCAACTTCTTTTTCCTTATTTTTCATGTTTTCTCCTTAATTATACAAATATATAAAATTAAACTTCGTTTGTCAAGTGTTTTGAAAAAAATAAATGGCTGTTTATAGCTTTTATTATTTTGTAGTCTGTTTTTGTATCTTTGAAATCTCTTCAGCTTTAATATTATGTCTTTTTGTTTCTGCTAACTGTTCATTCTTTATTTTATTATCTTTATCATCTTTTTCTTTTTTATCTTCAAGAGCTTTTAATTCTAATTCATCATCATCTGTTAATGCAGCAATTTTGAATTTTGTTTCATTATCTCTAATATTCATAGTATCTTTTGCTTCAATCTCACCAGACTTAACTTGATTAGCTTGTTCTGAAGCAGCCTGACCTTGTTGTGCCATAGCTTCTTCTCTTTTCTGTCTTTTCTCGTCAATATCTTTAAGTTGCTTTTTAATATCTGCAAGACTATCTGTTAAGTATAACGAAGCTACATCATTAAGAGAAGCTCCAGCTTGCATTGCTGGTTGAGCTAACGATCTTAAACTTTCTAATCTTTGGTTTTCTTTTGTAGCATCTGTAACAAATATATCAAATTCAGCAAAATCAATATCACCAGGAATTGATATAAATTGTCTAGCCATATCATCAAGAATATAACTAAGTTTTTTCTCAGTTCCATTCCATACAGACTTTGCAACATTTATTAGTTGTTGTAAAACTCTCTTTTTAATCTGATTATGTTTCCAGAATAATGGTTCTGTAATATGAGATGACTGTATAACAGCTCTTTCTACATTCCCTACTAATTCATTAGCCGAAATACTTCCTTGTCTTTGTTTAGAAACACCAGAAAGCTCTCCTATCATTTCTTCTAATTTTGCTAGTAACCCTATATATCCAGATATAACATTTGCCATTGTTAAATCTATGCTACTAAATTGATTAAATGATGACGGATGTCCTCCTCTATTTATTTCCCAACCTTCTTCATATGGATTAACTAAGTTAATTCCCATAGCTGTTAAATAATGTGCCCATTTTTTGAAATCAACATTCTGAGACTTTGGAATCTGTGTTATATCAATTGTAATAACTTTACCTTTATCTCTACTTAACATTAAATCAAGCCTGTACCATATAGCAATATATTGATACTGTATTGGTTTCATAATATCTATAATAGAAACATTTCTAGAATTAGTATCACTGTATGTTCCACCAGTATATGGTAATTTCATATAACTAGTTGGTTCTATTCCAGCATATATATCTGACCCAAATCTATATCCTTCCCAAATTTGAACAATCCATCCTTCTGTTACTTTTTCTTCTCCTGTTGGAATATATCCTTCAGAGACCATATCTTCTTGTTCTGCACCATATTCATCAACATAAGCAATATAACCTACCTTTTGATATGATGACCATACAACATGATAAACATCAATATAATTAGAATCGCCAAACGATGTATTATTATTTAGCTCTTTATGTATGAAGTTATAGTTGACCTGATCACTTCTGGAATTTATATGATTTTCTCCTTCAGTTAATTTATCTAGGTCTGATGGTTTTAAAATATCTTTAAATCTGTCCCACGCAGATGATGGAGTCATCCTCATTAATCTTGTTGCCCATTCACCATCTTCTATATTATCCATATCTGGATCTTTATCATAGTCAAAATAACCTGGGTTAATACGTTCTACAAATGGATCTTTCTCTCTATTACCTATGTAATATATTTCTTCTCCAGCTATTAATGCATCTTTCCAACCTTTTATAAATTCGTCAGTAATGTTTAATTTATTTGAAAGATATTTTAATATCTGCTGTGCAACCTTCTCGTATAAGTCATTATATGAATATTTCATATATTGCTCTATCTGTTCTGGATCCATTACACCTTGTTTATCAGGTTCTTGTCCAAGTTCTTGAGCTGTAATTGCTTTTACATATTCAATTAGTTTTTGTTTTTCTACTTCCTCTGCTGCAGATATAGACTCTGGATTAGATTGAATCACTCTATAATTAAAAGGTCTCTTTGTTTCTTCTCCTATTAATAGATCTATTTTTGGTCTAATAATATTAAAGTTCTGTAAGTTAGCTGGAAAGTTATCATCAGTATCCATACCAAATGGATTCGTTAAAAATTGAAAGTCCTTCCTATTAAACTTACTATTATATAAGTCATAGTTTATTTGTTTCTTTTCATAAGATGTTATTCCACTACTTATTCCTGCAGTACTACGTCCAATAAAATAATCTACATTTGCTTCTCTCCAATCTTTAGTTTTAGAAGCAAAAGCTAACTTCTGTTTTTGGTATGTTGATTGTGTTTCCATTTAAATTCTAATCTATAAAGTTTACTTTATTTGTAAATATAACATCAGGAAAAAACCCTTCTTCTTTAGTACTCTTATTTTTAAGTCTTACATGAGAACTATGAAGCTCTTTATTATAAATCATTAATAATAAAAAGGCAATTACTCTATCAAAGTTTCCATCTTCATAATATCCTATTAATTCTTTTATTAAAGGTATAGAATAAAGTTTGCGTACATTGTGCATTCCTGGAGCATATTCTTCATTTAACCAATCTTTTAATTTGCCCTCTCCATAATCTTTAATCTTTGTAACCATATGGATTCCCTTGTTTCTTCTAACGTGAGAATCTTTTATGATTTCATGTATTATTTCTGGTTGATCTGCAAGTAAATGAGTACATTGTTTTGTAACAAAGTATTGGTATATACCCATCTTTTCATTTTCATATAAATTAATAGCATT